CCTGATATACCGTTTTGCTCCCGCCATGCCTTTTTTCATGTACACAGGAGGAATTTGCACAAACACATTCCCGAGCGAGTCTGTGACCTCGGTAATGTTGGCGTAGATGGATTCCTCCGCGTCGAAATCGTTTAACACGACCTCTGACCCAACACCTGCGTTCGCGACCATGCCCTGCGCGTTTCCGGTTCTGGCCAGTGCGGGGGATGCCGCGCCGGGCCATTCGACGCCAAGCGACGTGCGCTCCGGATAATTCACAATTTGAGACAATTGGGCGGCATTTTTTGCCGCTAAAATTTCCATGCCTTCATGCGTCATGATACCACCGCCCAGTCTCCAGCTGTGAAGGTATAAAGCAGTTTCGCATCAGTCTCCCAAAAAGTAGACCCAGCTGTGATTTCCAGTTTTTCTGTTGCTGTTTGTGCGGCACGTTCGGCCGCGGTTCCTTGGTAGTGCTGCGGGTTTTTCACTAATTCGATTGCCATGACCGTACCGCCTTTCATATTCATCCGGATTTTTCCGGTTTCGTTCTAATTGAAGGAGGGGCCGAAGCCCCTCCAGGTGTTAGGAAATCATTGCGCCAGGGACAAGCGGCTCGTACTCAACGTACAATGTCGCTCCGCCTGTTGCAGGCGGGCCTGCGCTGTAGATGGTCTGAATGACACCAGGACCGAGGATGATGGGCATGTGTTCGTTGGCCGCGACACCGATTCCGGCCGCCGTGGTTTTCACCAATGCGGTTGCCGCGACACCATCGCATACGAAAAGCTGATTGAGCGCCGCACTGGCCGTGTCTGTCGCCGCGGACAGGTCTGTGGCGGATCCGCCGGTCGGAGTAAACGAGAACTTCAAGGTGTTCGCGCCGGCAGGAAGGGCAGTCGTGATGAGCATCCCAAGATGCTTAATCGCAACGATCCCGGTGACGGTGAACTTGGTTGCCGTTCCGGTCAACACCGCGGCAGCCTGTCCAAGACTCACACCACGAGAGATATGGGTCTGAATAAACTCCTGGCGCTCGACCATCGAGCCGTCGGCATTCGCCAAAACAGCCGATGAGTCAAACTGATTGTCTGAGGAGTTCGCGCCCAAGATATTAGCAGAATTGTCTCTGAGCATGTGCGTTCCTCCTTATACGATGGCGGAATCCGGAATATCCTGAGCAAACCGCGCTTCGGTCAGGATGGCGACGATGCCGCCGACATAAGTAAAGTCCGCGACTTCGGCAGACTTGAGCCGGATGTAGCTGTACCCGGACGCAAGCAGCGCCTCAGCATCCACATCGATTTTGAAGATCAGCCCTGCGCCAGCGCCAGCCACAAATCCGGTGCTTGCAACGGTCGTGTGAGCCCCGTACGTATCATCAGCACTTGCGGCCTGGTACGTGAACGGAACGGCAGACACAGCAGCAGCCGCAGCATTTGAACAGGCTTCAACCGTAATGGTTGCAGTACCCGCACCGGAAGCTGCACCACGCAGGATAAGGAACTGAATGTGATTCCAGTCCTTCATGTTGATGACATCAGAATAAACCGTACCGGAAAATGCGTCAGCAACGGGCGCAAGGCCCATTACGACATGATTGAGATCTTTCATGGTATCCCTCCTTGATTTAATGGAGGGGAGGATACCTCCCCTCGCAACGATGGTTATCGAGCATCCAGAGTGACGAAACTGGAGCGGGCATTGGAGCTGTTCTTGATGGTCAAAGTCTTGTTTTTCTTCGTCATGCCGTTTGCGCGGAAGATGAAGCGGAAGCAATTCTCTGCCTGCAGGAACTGGACATGCATCGAGGTATCAGCCTGGATGCCGCCCTTGGTGATGAGCATGTACTGGGACAGGTCAGCGAACATGAGATCGCCCTTGTCGCCAATGGCGGAACAGTGGTCGGTCTCATAAACGGGACGGCCTTTCAGCGAAGCAACAGACCCGACACTGGATGCAGACAGGTACACCGGAACGCCGCCAACGCCGATCGGGAAAGTCATGAAGTCAAACTGTTCTGAGAGATCCGGGTGCGCAAGCCATACGGCCTTGGACTTGTCGAGCTGACGGGCGTACATCTTTACGATGTTTTCCCACAGCACGGTGTCGGCAACCTGACCGGCTTCCTTGGCAACAGAAACAGTGGACCCGCTTGTGAGAATCGACTGCGGAATACCTGCGCCGGCTTTGCTGATGATGCATGCCTCCAGCTCGCGCTGGATGGCTGCGGTGAAAGCCTTGGTGTAAAGCTGCGAAATGAAATTGCTGTCCTGGTCAAGCTCGTATGTCGCATACGCGAAACCGAGCAGCTTTTCCAGATCCATCTTCATTTCCTTGAGCTTCGGCTTAGTTGCAGATGCGGTGGCTGCTTCAGCGGCCCAATACACCTGAACACCGCCGAACACGGTGGTGGCAACACTGGTTTCGTCGATATCAACCCACTTGACGCCACTGGAACCCGCGCCGACTTCGTACTTGTCGACCAAGGGGAGGATGTTGCCGGATTTGGCTGCGGTGTCCATCATCATGCCGGCAAAGTCGGTCTGCACGGCAAAGCCGCCTTCTTCAGGAAGACCCTCATTGGCACCAGATGCCGCATTGCGGTATTCATTGTTCAGTCGGTTCAGTCGCTCGTCCATGATACCGGTCGTGGCGACTTGCTTCACGGCCTTCAGCTGCTCGGCGAAGTTCTGAAACGGGGTAATTCCGGAGGTCGTTTTGGCAGTGGCATGGATGGGTGTGGTGACGATCTTCTTGTCCTCGGCTGCTTTCGCTTCGAGCTTCTGTTCGGCATCAATGGATGCCTCAAGATTCCCGATTTCGACCTGGAGCGCGTTGAACTTTGCCATTTCCTCGGCAGACATGGCACGATTCTCGGAAAGGGCAGCACTGACAAGAGTCTGCTGTTCGGCCATCTTGGCCTTCAAGAGTTTTCTGAACATAATCTCCTCCTGTTCAAATTGATTTGCATTTGGTACGTCAAATTAACCGGAGACTCTCCGGGGACGGCAGGTGTTGTAGGTTCTTCATGTGCAATGGCTTTTTTGAATTCCATCAATTGCTTGATTGAATCGCTTGCGCTGTTTTGGAACGACAAACGGTTGTATAAAAAAGCATTTGATGCTGAATTTTTGGTGGTTCCGTCTTTCTCTCCCGCGATTTTGTCCGCGAACCCGTTTTCCACCGCGACCTTTGCGCTCATCCAGGTCTCGTTGTCCATCATCTCCGCGATTTTTGCACGCGATTTGTGCGTTTTGGTTTGATACGCGTTGATGATTGAATCCTTGATGGTGTCCAGAATTTCTGCGGTGTGCCTCATGTCCTTAGCATCGCCGGAGGTGTCTGTCCACGGATTATGAATCATCAATATGGACATGGGATTCATGACAATCTCATCCCCTGCCATAGCAATAACCGATGCGGCCGACATAGCCTTTCCATCAATCTGGACAGTGATCCGCCCTTTGTGTTCCATGAGTGCGTGATAGATGCCGGCGGCCGCAATGACATCCCCGCCGTAACTATCAATCCACAACGTGATATTTTTACCGTCGTATTTCTTCAGCTCGTTCCTGAAAGCATTGGGTGATGCTGCAGGTTCCTTGAACCATTCATAGATCCATGCTTGCGAGTCATCAACAATGTCCCCATCAATCCTCAACTCGACATCTTCATTCTGAACAATGAAATTCCAAAATCTCATATGTGGCCCCCTCCTTCCTTCAGCATTTTGACGATCTTCTCCGCCATTGCCTTCGTCTGTTCGCTGCCCGCTTCTACCATGTTCAGTGGCGACAAATAAATATCGCCATTGGCGATGGGTAGCATATTCTCCAAACGGCGGATATCATTGACAGACATCCAACCCCATTGACGGGCGATTGCGTATGCTTCAGATCGCGATTTCATATCGCCGCGCAAAAGCCCGGCAACATTGAACTCAATAAAATATCCCGCCCGGCGCTCTGCCGGCGTGAGGAGCTGCATGTTTATGTTCTCTTCCCAGCGCTTGAAGTGCGGGAGCATCGTGTACATAATAAACTCAAGCGACTGGTGCTCGATGTTGTTGTTTGTCGACCGTGTCAAGTCCTGCACCAGGTGGAGCGGTACCCGGTAGATCCGACAAATGTCCTCGACCTGAAATCTCTTGTTCTCTATTAGCTGCGCATCGACTGGGTTAATCGTGAACGGCTGATAGGTCAATCCACCCTCAAGCAACAGGGGTTTGCCTGTATTCTGCAGGCCGGTATAATTCTCTGTCAGGCTTCTCTTCAATCGGGTATAGGCTTCCTCTTTTAACTCACCTGGCGTTGAAAATGCTCCGGTTGAGTGCGCACCGTTCTTGTAAAAGTTGACTCCGAATTTCTCATAAGACAGCCCAAGTTTGATTGCTTCAGCCACGTAACTGATGGGCGACATCCCGATAATGCCGTCCAGACTAATGCCCGGGATGTGGAACACTTGGCTGCGCTCCAGCACCGGACGCCGAGGGTCACTTCCGACGGTGTATTGAAGTTGGCCGCCATCGCGAGATATATGAACATCCTGCAGCGGATACAGTCCCCGAAGTTCTCCGGACGGGTTCAGCAATCGCTGACATACCGCGTTCCCACTCAGGTTAATGGCGCCCATTAGTGATTCCTTGAAGGAGAATGGTGCCATATCACTGTTCGGCTCATTGTGAAGGATGTCGTAGGCTGCCGTTTCAGTGGTGTGTTCGCGCGTCCCGTCGGGCTTTTTCCGATATTCCATTGCCGGCATGCTGGCCAATGTCTCTGCCAGGACGCGGTTACATGCAAAAACAGCGGAGTATTTCATTGCAGCAGTGGCTCCGATTGATGCGCCGCTGCTTCCGGTGGTATCATCGCCCGCAAGAAAATTCTTGATATACTCATCCACGCCGTTCTTCACGACTTTAAAAGCCATGCGCTGAAAAACATTCAATCCGGGTCGCCTCCTTTCACAATGACCGCATTCCGCGGAAGTTATACACGTTCTCGACCGTTGCGCCCATCTGGACAGCCACAGCCATCGCAATGATGCCGGCAACAGCTATGTCAATTCGTTCAATCGATCTGTTTTTCATCGGTTTCATGTTCCCGTTGCCATCAATAAACACGTTGACGTTACCAAAGCACCACCTTGCTGCAGGATTGTTCTCATGAGAAAAGCGCCCGATTCGCATCAGACGCTCTTGTTCTTTCATTGCCGGGCTCAATTGTGCAATCCGCTGAGGCACTTCGTAAAGTTTTACGCCTCCCTTTTCCAGCCTTTGCGTCAGCATCCGGCTGTTCCATGGGTCTGTACCAAGCATTTCAATGTCATACTGCTGGTTTGCAGCAAGGATCCGCGCCTCGACAAATTCATAATCCACCGCATTGCCTGGTGTTACGTGCAGGTGCTTTGATTTCACCCACTTGTCATACGGCACCTTGTCCCGATCGATGCGCTCTTTCATGCTGTCTTCCGGTATCCATGCCTCGTATATCGCTCTCCAATCATCAAGCCCATCTTGCGGAGGGAAAAGCAATGCCAGCGCAGTCAAGTCCGTTGTCGATGACAGATCCAGTCCGGCGTAACATTTTTTTCCGATCAGTTCCGCCGGATTCCAATCGCCTTGCGTTCCGTCCCACAGCGAAAGCGGCAACCAGCCGATCCGCTTGAGAGAAACCCATTGATTGAGGCGAAGCCACCGGAACAGCTTTTCTGACCCGTCGTTTTCCTTGGCATCAAGCGCCTCTTGTCTTACCGCGTCAATGCTTATCGTCTTTCCAAGTGATGGATTGGACGCGTACCATGTTGCTTCATCAAAAATGTCAGCATCTTCAGGAGCACAATAAATTTTGACGTACCATGCCGGGTTGACCAACTCGCCATCAGCTATCTTACGGGCTTTCTCGTGGATCTCCCAGCCGATACTGTTTCTGTCCGGATCATCGCCGGCCGTTGTAATTACCCACCAGAGCGGTTCACGCCTTGCGGCGCCAGCACCGAACGTCATAACATCGTAAAAATCCCGCTTGGGTTGGGCATGGAGCTCGTCGAATATGACCACCGTCGGATTGAGACCGTGCTTTGTGTATGCCTCCGCAGAAAGCACCTTCATCACCGTGCCTGTGCTGCTGTTCTTTATTTCCTTTTTGCTGTCTGTCAGTTTCAAAATGCTTTTAAGGTCTTCGTTTTGTTCGCGCATTCCGCAAGCGGCTTTATATACAAGTTCGGCCTGATGCCGATCAGCTGCACAACAAAATATTTGACCGCCAGGTGCATCACAGACAAGATGATAAAGTGCAATTGCGGCAATCAGAGATGTCTTTCCGTTTTTCTTCGGGATCTCCAGGTATGCGTGTTGATACTGCCTGACCTTCTTGTCTGTCACCGTCCCATATACATCCCACAGAATCTGATACTGCCAATCAAGCAGCGTAAACGGCTGGCCATAGAAATCATCAACCGCATTCAGCATCCCGATAAACTGTATAGGCTCTAGCGCCTTTCGCTTGTCATGCATTCAACCTCACCCTTTCAATCATTCACCTCGCTGTTTCAGAAACTTTGTCATAGCACTCTCCTGCTGAGGTTGTTCTTTTTTCGGAATGGACCTGAGCCCGGATGCCAATGTCAGGGCTGATTCTTTTTCGATGTCTAGCAGCATCTTTCTTCGGGCCATCATATCGCTGCCAAGCTTCGATATCGCCTGGGTATATGTTGAGGTACAGTGGATAACCGTTTCCGGGTCCACATCGGGATTTTCAACTGCCTTTTCCCATGCCGCGTCAATGCGGTGAATCTTTGCCTCAAATTTCAAAACCTCATCATGCAGGATGCAGTATCGGTTGATGCTTGCCTCGTAAGCAGCATCATCTTTCCCCATGCCTTGGTATATCTGTTGCATTCGGATAAACTGTTTGTGGGATGCGGCATACTTTTTTGTTACCGGCCACTCCTGCATTTCCATGCCGGATAACGTGGTCTTTTCTGCCGCTTCCCGGACTGCTATCTCCGCCTTTGTCCTATGCCCTTTCACAAGAGAGAGCGGTTTTGTGGGCCTTCCTGTCGCCAAACGTATCAACTCCTTCATGCTTTTGGGAAAAAAACTCACGCGTATTTTGGCGCCCGGTCATTTGGCGTACATTTTTGAGGATTTTTGACCCCCTACCCCCTAGTCGCTTCCAGTTCCCCTCAGTTTGGTGTGACCTTTCATGCTGTTGCATCTGATGCATGCCGGTTGATGGTTTGTCACATCCCAGAACCTTGGATCATTTGGTCCGGACGGTGGGTCGATATGGTCAACACACTTTGCAATGATGGTGCATCCCGGCAGTCGCAACGAACAGAATACATGGTCTGGGTGTGAGAGGAACACGGCACTGTATCGTTGCCACCTGTATGTATATCCTCGGTCTTGTGCGGATCCTCGCCGTCTATCCTGCGCCGCACGCTGCGTCTTAATGTCATCCGCATGTATGGTACAGAACCTGCTTGATGTAAGCGCGCCGCATCCCGCGTGCATACATGGTCGTTGTGGTTTCATTGGCATGGTCAACCTCTATGCGTCCAACAGACTGACGGCATGGAAAAGGACAGCATCTCTGCTGTCCTGTATGCAGCACTGTGCGCCCCATGCCATCCGCTGCTCAAGCGGTCTATTTCGATACTATCAGATTACACTGATATCATCCGCCATTCACCGACATGTTTCGGGTGCTTGCCTTCTGGATAACTCTCAGGCCGTATCCGTGCAGCCGCTCTGTGTGGCGTTTGGAATAGTGGCACAACTCTGCAACCTGCTCCAGTGTAGGGATTGCCTCAGAATAGTACGCGACAAATATCGTGCGAACTCTTGGATCAAGACATTCAATTGCTTTCTCTACCCTTTGCTGCAGACCATACATAATAACTGACTTCCTGTCGATTTCCGCCGATGTGTCTGCTCGTAATATAACAGCATCGGCCATTCGATCAGAAGATGTTCCACCACCACGAGGCATGTCAGACATGGTGGTTGTTGTCTTCATTGCCATAGACTCAAGATGTTCCGCCCGCTCAATCAAACGATAGATTTCACGCTTCATCGCAGATATGTTTTCACGATACCAGTGGAGTTCTTCCTTGTTCATACCGCTTCCCTCGCTTTCTCGATACGTGCTTTGAGTGCCTGCATCAGTGATTCCTGCGTACTCGCTTTATCCTCCAGTGCCTTCATGACATCCTCGTCCACGCCACCCTCGACAACCAGGTGATGGATGATGACCTTCTGTGTCTGTCCCTGCCGATGCAGGCGCTTGTTTGCCTGCTGGTACAGCTCCAGCGCCCACTGCATCCCGAACCATATCACGTGATTGCCGCCGTCCTGCAGATTCAGCCCGTATCCCGCGCTTGCCGGATGCGCCAGCAGGATATCAATCTGCCTGTTGTTCCAGTCTGTTTCATCCTGCGGCCCGGAGAATACCCGCACCCTCAATCCGGAATGCTTCAGCGTCTCGAGTATTCGGTCCCGGTCATGCTGGAAAGTGTAGAACACAAGTGCAGGATGCCCATTCAATCCCTCCACCAGTTCCTCGAAGGCTTCCAGCTTGCACCGGTGAATCTCGGAAACCTTGTGGTCCTCGTCGTACATCGCGCCATTGCACAGCTGCAGGAGTTTGTTGGACAGGACTGCAGCCGTGCCGGCATCGATGACCTTGTCCGCTGACACTTCCAGAAGCATCTGCGATTCCATCGTGTTGTAGGCGACCTGGGCCTTGTCATCCAGGACAACCGGCACGGTCACGCTGATGCAGTCAGGCAGCTCCAGATAGTCCTCCGCCTTCATACTCACGCAGATGTCTCCCAACAGGTGATGGATCGTTTCGTCTGCTCCGTCCTTCGGCGCGTATGTGAAAACCCTGTCCCGGCTCCGCTGGTCCGGATCGAAGTACCTTTCTCTGAAGTGCGTGATCTTCTTTCCTAATCGCTTGCCCTCGTCAAGCAGGAATACCTGTGCCCATAAGTCGATGAGTCCGTTCGGCGCGGGTGTTCCAGTCAGTCCGACAATTCGCTTGATGTGCGGCCGGACCCATGACAAGGACTTGAAGCGTTTCGCCTGGTGATTCTTGAAGCTGCTGAACTCATCCACCACCACCATGTCGAACGGCCATGCATTTTTATAATGCTCAACCAGCCAAGGCACGTTTTCCCTGTTGATGACAAAGATATCGCCCGGTGTGTTCAGCGCCTTGATTCGCTTCGCTGCTGACCCAAGGCAGGACACGATCCGCAACAGGTGAAGATGCTCCCACTTTGCCGCCTCTTTCGCCCACGTGGCCTCCGCGACCTTCTTCGGTGCGATGACCAATGTCTTGCGAATGGCGAACCGGTTGTACCGAAGGTCATTGATTGCCGTCAGGGTGATAACCGTTTTGTCAACCGAGGCCCATATCCAGAAACAGGCCAAGGGCTTCATCAGTCAGCAGCCTGCTTATGCAATATCTTTGATATGCATGCGGTATGAACTTCATAAGGCATCACCTCCCTTCACCAACTTGTCCACATCTGCCTTGTTGTCGATGACCCTGACATCGAATCCCAGTTGCCGGATCCGATTGATTTGCAATTCCTGCAGTGCTGTCGGCTTTCGTCCTGGTGCCTTCAATTCGACAAACACCACTCTGCCGCCCGGAAGAAGCACCAGCCGATCCGGCACCCCGTCATTTCCCGGTGATGTGAATTTATATGCCCGGCCTCCCGTGGCCTTCACGGTATCTCTCAGATACTCCTCGATTTTTCTTTCAGCAGCCACCGTCGCGCCTCCTCGCAAATTCCATTCTCAGCAGATCCTTGATTCGTCCTCGCCAGTGTGTCGTCATTATTCCCGCATAAGGCTCCAAATAAATCCGAAGCTCAGCGCCTTCTTCTGAAATCCAAAACCGTTTTGCGTCCCATCGCGATCTGTTTTGTTGTTTGGCGTTGAACCGGTCGAACATGTTACCTATTGCCGGGTCACACCGAAGCTTGATACTTATTGCCACGTTTTTTACAATGTCGTCCTCCATATCAACCCTCCTGCTACCTGCGCGCACGCGTGATGTGCATATCGTGATCAGGTGTGTTAGGCGTGCGTCTGTATTTTGCGTTATTGTCTGTATCTCCTGTTATTTATCTATATAGTAGTAAAGTAGTATAGTAGTAAATAATACTGAAATCCTTTTGCGGTGGTGTTTTCGCCCTGCTACTTTGTACCGCTACTTTCAACTATTCAAAGTAGCATAGTAGTAATGCCGTCTGCTACTTTCTCGCCGTTTACTACTTTCATTTTCGAGAAAGTAGCGCGGTCCGTAGTAGCGTTTTCACTGATAAAATAGCCTTTTTGATTGCCGTACGGCCCGAACATCCTGGGCGTTGAAAGCTTTTCCCATCCCGGCATCCGATCAAGAACGGCATTGATTCGCAGGGTATCCGCCCGCGAGGCCGCCGCACGACCATCCCCCAGGCACTCTCGCCACACCTCCTGCGAACATATGCGGTCCCGCGGCCCCACGGTTGCCGTGTATGTCGCCGGCGAAGCCCAGAACATTTGCCGCCGCGTGGCGTCCCATTTCGGCCAATCAATGGGAACAGGACAATTGATAAAGTTCTCGATGATGCCGAACAAGGTATCCTGTTCTGTGTGTGTTTCCCTGCGTGTTTCGGCTTCCGCCTCCAATTCTGCCGGCAGAATCAACGACTCACCCAAGCGCCAGCGCATGACGGCTTCCGCCCACAGTTGATCAATCTCATCGTCCAGGTCTCGGAATATGTTTTTACGGACCCGCTGCCTCTGCGTGGAAATGGGCCAGTATCGACGATTGCCCGCCGGATCCCGAAGGTATTCCACATCGTTCGTAGTCCCGAAAAACACGCATTGCCTTTGCCGATGCTCTGGAGTCCGGGCATAAGGTGCCCGATAATGGTCCTCAGTCCGGCTCAGGAACATTCGGACATCCGCTATTCCGGAACGGTTGTACGCAGATAACTCGCCGATCTCGACCAGCCACACACCTTGCAACAGCTCCGCGCCCTCTTTACCTTCCATGCTGACCACAGCATCCGAGAACCAGCCGCGGGACATCTTTGCGATGAGGGTTGATTTGCCGATACCCTGCTTGCCGTGGATGACGGTCATAGTGTCGTACTTGACACCCGGCTGCATGATACGGTACACGGCGGCAGTGAATGCTTTGCGGGTAACAGCGCGGGTATATGGATGGTCATCGGTGCCGAGATAATCGATGAGCAGCGTGTCGAGGCGCAGGACGCCGTCCCAGGATAATCCCATCAGATAGTCACGGACAGGATGATACCCTTGCTTCTCGGCGGTCTGGGAAAGTGCGGCAAGAACGGTATCCCGGGAACTGAAGCGGAGGACGCGTTCCAGGTACCCGCGCAGTCCGTTTTCATCGGTATCTGTCCATGGGCTGACCGCATCCGTTCTCCGGGAGTCCCACGGCAGCGGGCCGAAGCACACAAGTGTTCCGGAGAACCTGTCCAGCCGGATCCGCCCGGCGACTGCAGGATCGTGTTCGAGGATCACTCTGACGTTGTGGATGGTTCTTTCCGGTCTGCCCGTGTTCGGGTTCAGGTCAAGCAGCTGCACCCAGTTTGCGGTCTCCTGCGCGGCTGTGCCGGCGGGAGCGGAGAAGGCGTCACGTGCCGCATCGATGCGCTCCGCGTTGATGATGGCGGCAACAGCCGGATCCCCGACGGCGAGGGCGCACATCGCCACATATGACGGCAGTTTGTTGGTAGGGGTCTCCAGCTTGGACTCATCGTCCAGATCGGCGAACCGGTGCATGCGCACCAGGTCGAACGCATTGACAAGGCGCCCGCTGGTCGGGTCCGTGGCATGATGCGAGAACAGGAATGAGCCATTGTCATAGATGACCGCGCCGCCCACGGTGGATCCGCCGACAAACGTGTAGCGGCCAGTGCTGTCGTCGGTGGCGGTGTACACGCCCGGCAGGAACGTGTCGATGGCGCGATAGATGTCATAGGTCTTGCAGAAAGCGCCGACCACGCCGACCTTGGCAACCGGGTCACCCTGCTTGGCGGCAAGGCGGACATGCGCCTGCTGCGCGCCGGGAACCTCGGGCCATTGTGTGATGTCTCTCCAGTTGCTGTACCGGGCAAGGACGCCGTCTGCATACAGGAAAGGCTTGTCCTCGAACCGGAACACATACTCGCCATCGGCTGAGCATGACGGCCAGTACATCAGGCGGGATGCCTCGAACGTGGTCGGGTCACAGAACTCCATGCCGATCATCTGCGCCATCATGCGTGCCAGCGGCTCGTACTCGTCGGCGGTGGCCGTGCGGTCGAGAACAAGCAGGATGCGCAGCCGAGGCGCGCCGGCGCAGTGCTTGCGCGTGCTGTACACGACATACGCGCAGCCGAGTCCGGACAAACGCCGCAGGATCTCGTCCGTCTGCCCGGCGGGGATGTTGTCCATGTCCAGGGTGATGACATCACGCCCGACCACGTTCCCGGCTTTGCGGCGCGGGCCCGACAGGGTGCCGGCGACATAGCCGCCGACATCCTTGAGATCGTCCTGCCTGCCCTTGGGGAAAGACATGTACTCGGCAAAGGTCTCCGTTCCGCGCGCTGGCGTCTGCAGCTTGCCGATCATCTCTGACCAGGACAGTGTCAGCGCGGGCCAGCTGGTTGCCTTGCGGCTCCCGGCGGCGGAGATGGTGATTTGTCTGTCGTGTGTCAGCATGATGGCCTCCTATCGGCTAGACGCGATGAGCATGGCGGATATAAGTAGGATACAGACGGCGTAGAATATGGCCGCAATACGATCAGGATTCATTGGGTCCTCGCTTCCTGCCAGCCATGCCGGATATTGTACAGATCATCCACACGCACACCGAGAACGTTGGCAAGTCTCATTTCATCCGATTCATATCGTGGGACTACGCGTCCTATCTCCCAGTTCCTGATACAAGGTTCGGTCACGCCAATGATGTCGGCAAGCTGCATTCTAGACAACCCTGCTGTTATTCTGGCCGGAGCCAGTCCGTACAGGCGCGCGGCAACTGGTCTGCGCGTTCCGCCCTGGTGCTTCTTTTTCATTTGACCTCCGATACTAAGCGGCACTCTCCCCAAATTGCGCGGTATACTATCCCTCCGCATACAGCTCCATTTTGATGTCTTGCATCAAACACAACCCGTCACAATCGGCCTCATCGTAATGGACTGTCTGTTCAAACACATTCAGCGTGTACGGACTTTCTGCCT